TTAACTTGGTGTAATCATGTGTTGTAAACGTAAGGCTTCCTGTACCGCCCAATTATGTTCTGGGTCGGACTTATTCCAAAAAGGTCCATTAATACGTTTAACTTGGTTTAACTTCTCTTGTGCTTCGTTGGGTGTCATTGCACCACTGGATTTAATACCCTCAATGGTATCTTCTCCAATTTTACCACGAATAAAATCAGAAACATTAACGATTGTTTTGACAAAATCAGGGTGATCGCCCAAGTTTCTGCCATCTGCTAACTGTATAGTCGCTAGATTTTCTGTTCCAAACTCAGATAGTACAGCATTTCCGGCTTCTACTTTGTCCGAATATGCGTTGCCATACTCTCTCTGCAAGGTTTCTTGCCCTTCCCGCGCCAATGTTTCTATATTTCCTGTTGCCTGCTGACCACTTTCGTTTGAAAGCTGCAAATATCCATCCAATAACTGCTGACCTTGTGTTGGATTAAGACCTGCTTTATGCGCGGCACCTTTAAACCAACCAATCAAATCATTATTGGGTTGCTGTCCTTCTGGCATTTCTACCTTAAAGTCATACCCATCTGGTTCTGTGGGTCTGCCTAATCGTGTATAAACATCGTTCCACTGTTCTTCTGTGGCATTTTTAGATGGGATAGGTAATTTATCCGCACCAATTAAACTTTGTACGTTTCTTCTGTGGCATTTTTAGATGGGATAGGTAATTTATCCGCACCAATTAAACTTTGTACGTTTGCATGGGATTTAAGAAGTGATCCTAAGTCCTTATGGTTATCAAACGCTGTATTGCCTTTTAGCTCCTCTGGGATATGTGTTCGCCAATCAAATCCTTCAGACGGTGCTTCCGTAGCTACTGGCTCTGCTACGACATCCGCTACCTGATCTTCACTCATTATTCTGCATCTCCTTTAATCTTTTGTTATCATCACGCAGCATGTGTTGAATAAATAGCACTACGGAACGCTGCCCTTCCCTGTAGGCTGTTTCATTGCTGTCTGGTGTGTAGGTCGTACCTTCGATCCAAAACCGCAATTTTAAATCCTCAAGAACCTTTTCACCTGCATCTGCACCGAAAAGTTCCTTATAATTCTGTTTTAAGTTCTCAATTTCCTTCATTGTTGGTTCTGAGCAGCAGCGAGTAACGGTGCAACCTTACCGCCTGCCTCTGCTGTTTCCATCATTTGCTGTTGTTCTTGAGCCTCTTCCATCTGTTGTTGACGATCCTGACGTTTCATAGACACCTCTTGATCGGAAGAGATTGTTGTTGCAGGAATAGAGAGTGTTTTGATTAGATGTTTTGCGACCCCATCAAAATCGACATAATCCATTATCTTTGGATCAAGTTGGCCAAGAGGCCCAAGAAGCTCTAATAACTGATTAATACTTGTAATATCGCCCTGTTTCTGTGCTTTAGCGAGTGGAGAAACATATTCAATCTGTAAATCCATATCCATCATAAACTCTGGTGCTACAGGGAACCGCCCTGCCCTTGCTAAAATATTAAATGCCCTTGCAATCAATGGCTGCAACATTTCCCCTTGCTAGAATATTAAAAGCCCTTGCAATCAATGGCTGCAACATTTCCGCTTGCAATCTACCCAACACAGGGCCAAGCAATCTCATCTTCTCTTCGGTTCGCTGCACAACTTCCGTTGCGGTCATTTGTGGACCTTGCGCCAATATCAACTGGTCTACATAGAAAGCAGACCTTATGGCCTGTCTTCTTTGCTCTTCCATATTCAGACCCAAAGGATTGTTCGCGCCAATCTGTAAGGGCTCTATTCTATCCCTTGTTCCGGACCTATAGAAGTTCAAACCACCTGGAACTGTTCGTACAGGTAATATAAACCCATCATCAGGTACAAGAAGCGGTGGATCAACTTGCTTTTGTGCTGCCCTTATCGTTACCTCAGACATCTTATTCAGCATTTTGATGTCGCTGAGACTGGTCATGGCAGGGGAGCGACCATAACCAATCTCAAAACTGCTCTTTAACCATCTAGGACAGGTATAAGGAAGCTCGTCAAAACCACTTACGGAGAGAATAATCTTCTCATCAGGCTCAATATATACAGAAGCATAAGGCTTATTTTCAGACGTTAGTTTCGTTGGATCGCGGTCATCTCTAGGATAGACGCAATGGACAATTTCCGTAGTCTCAAAAGGATTTTCCCTATACTTATCTCTTAACTTCTTCGACAGTTTATCCTCGCCAAACATCTCTAGGATAGACGCAATGCACAATTTCCGTAGTCTCAAAAGGATTTTCCCTATACTTATCTCTTAACTTCTTCGACAGTTTGTCCTCGCCAAAGCGGGTTATCACTGCTTTTAAAGGCATTTTGAACTTCCGGTAGACTGTATCGACTCTGCCCTTATCATCTTCTGAAAGATAACATTCACCGATATGTCGGGTGGAGAAGCGAATGTCGGTGTCTGGGTCAGCCTCAATGAACATTACAGCCGTACCGAAAGTAATCAAATCATGATATAATTCATGTATCTGTTCTTGAAAATTAGACCGCGCAAAGGTCTTATACATCACATCTTCAACGGATTGCAGCCATTCCCTTGCGCTATCATCTCCATTCAAATCTGTTTGTCTATACTCTAATGAAAACCACTTTACGCTCATATTCGTCAGCATACCGTGTAGAGAAGCCGATAACATTTCCGCAGCGTGAATAGCGGTACCATCAAAGATATATTCGGTCATCTTATCGCCCGCAGACCGCTTTCTACTGATGTTCGCCTTTCTTGGTACGATAAAATCAGCTATATCCTGCCAATGGCTTTCCCAAGTTATGCGTTGTTGTGTACCATCAAAGATATATTCGGTCATCTTATCGCCCGCAGACCGCTTTCTACTGATGTTCGCCTTTCTTGGTACGATAAAATCAGCTATATCCTGCCAATGGCTTTCCCAAGTTATGCGTTGCTGTTCTAGTGTACCTAGCCTTTTTAAAAGCGATACCGCTACATCATCAGGCATTATGACCCCAATTTCTTCTTTTTATTGTTAGAACCAGTCAAAATTGGCTTTCGTATCGGTGCCAACTCATTCAAGCCTTTTGTGCTCGTTAAAATCGTAGATGCCGTTCCACCACCCTGCATTGTTTCCCCTTCACCATAAACAACCTCATTAGGATTCACCGCCTCTTTTACTGGCTCTTGAGGTGCCACAGGCGCAGGTGTCGTTGTTGGTGGAGATGTTGGTGGTGTCTTTGGTTTTGATCTTAAAAATCCCATATTAATCCTCCACAACCTTACTACCTGCAAGCAATCCTTTAGGACTGGTTAAGATAGTGGTCTTATAATTTACTTTTTTAGGGTCTTTCGCCTTCTTTTCAGCCATTTCTGTTACTGCCGTATGGGGTTTTACCACCTGTGGGGGTGGCGCAGGAGGTATCGGGGGTGGCTTCGGGGGTTTAAGAAATCCCATTATAATCATCTCCTATTTCTTTAATATCCATATCCCAAACAAATAGGGGTGTAGAAGGACCAACATAAGCTCCGGCAATGTTGTACTCAAAGAAATCCAAAGCCTCGTCATCTGTCATTCCATCCCTATCCTTCAAAATACCAATCACCTTATCGGCACTATAAACCACCTTGCTGTTGTCTGATGCCACACCAATTACAGCATCATCTAAACCATCGGCTGTTAATAAATCACTCATACTGCTACCTGTAATGGGTTATACTTATTATCCGCTAATGCTTGTGGCGGCCTGATATGGTTCTGATATTCGTCAAAACCGACAGCAAATGTTCTCCAAGCGTCTGCGGCATGGGAAGACCAATCATGAACTGGTGTCGCTCTAAATGTCCTCATCCTCTCATTATATGCACGATGATACTGCCTTAGTGCTTCCAAGCCCTCTTTAACCTTATCCCTATCAAAATAACATTTCGTAATAATCATCTTCGCAGCATGGATACCATCTTCAAGACCAAGCTTCGGCACCACACGAAAGTTAATACCCAGATCATACGCGACTTCTCTACGAGTTTTTCCACTACCCAACTCACGAACCTCAATATCGTGCGGAGCATTGTGGATACCATATAAATAATTCTTCTCATGCAGAACCCTCGCATAATGCGGCAAGCCCTCTCCTCTCGCCTCGTAATAATCAATAACATGTACCGCACGACCTATATTCTGGGTGAAGAAAATAGATGTTGCGTCAGAAACACCTAAATCCCAATGGGTATCAACCTTATGCGTAGGATCATAAGGCACATTACATATCCTCCCTGCCTCCTCTGCGGCCTGTAACTCCTTCCCATATATAGCACCAGGTACATTCGCTACCCAGGAACATTCATATTCCTGCTCATACTGGTCAGCAGTCATCATAGTTCTGGCTGCCTCTAACTCTTCATCATCCAAAATATTTGTCTCTGAAGCCTTATAAATAGCCGTATGCCATGTCTCCTGCCCTTTAGCCTCTTCATAGAGCTCATAGAACGCATTTTGGCCTCTAGGAGTACCTACAAAGAGCGCATAGCCCTTCCTATCAGACAACGCAGGTCTGATGATCTCAGGAAACAAACTCTCAGGCATATCGGCCATCTCATCTAATACACAGCCGTCCAGATATATCCCTCTCAGAGAATTTGGATTCTCTGCGCCCAAGAGCTGTATCCTTGCACCGTTAGGGAGATCACAGCGCAACTCAGTTTCATGGAAGCGAACCATAGGTATATTTTCTGAAAACTGCTTCAGATAATCCCATGCGACTGCTTTAGCCTGCTTATAAGACGGAGCAATGTAAGCAAATCTAGGTTTCGCCTTATCACAGAGAATAGCATCTCTCAGAAGATGATTAATAGCCATAACAGTCTTACCCCATCTCCGGTGACAAATGACTACACCCCACCGCTTTTTTGCGAGAGCAGTGTGCAACTGCTTCTGTAGCGGTCTTGGACTGTACGGTATAGTAATATTCATTGAGGCTCCAAGTGAGTGTCTTGTGGTCCGGATTAGAACGTATAAGCACACGCGGGCGGTTTTGGGGGTAGGTGGGGTTCGCGTTTTTGCTACAGAATTTAATTGTTGTAGGTGAAACCCCTACGGCCAAATCTAGCATATAAAAGGTTTTCTCTAATGGGTTGCAATTTGGGTTGCAAAAAGAAATGATTTTAAACTTTTAATTGATGCCTTGCCCTCTCCGGTCAGAGCTTATGTGCGCGACTTGTGACAGACACAACACACACAACAGGACTTTCACTACTTCTTCTTACCTTTTCTCTTCTTATACATCATCCCTCCCAATTCAAAGTTATAGTACCACTAACCGCTTGCTTGTCCTCTACCTTATGCCGCATGCTTCCTCTACTCTGAAGCTGACTCTGACGCTTCCACAATGACTCAACCTTAAGCCTCGTTAAATTAACATGAGCATTTGCAAGCTTTGGGTCATCTGGCAAAGGCTTTGCTAGTAGCTCCTCGACTAAGTGTGGTATATTCTCACCTTGAATGGCTTTAGCCTTAGAATACCCCTCATAAGCCTCATCATGCTTTTGAATGTGACGCTGAAAGGTTCTTTTACTTGGCCAACCCTCTTTAGCGTTAATAATGGCATCTAAGCTTAAGCCATCCATTATCCCTTCAAAGAGAGTTTCAAGCATTTCTTTTGAAATCTTTTTCGACATTACCTATATTTTCGGATAATTGTTGTTGACGCAATGCACCTAGTATATCCAATTAATTAAGCCTTTCAGTACATCAAGTCAACCCATTACATCAACTTTAATATAAATTAACTTGACGTTTAACGACACGTGTATTACTTAAGAGATATTGCAAGCTAATAATTGAAGGAAAATATAATGAATAAACCTTTTAAATATGATGAGATTGAAAGCCATTTTCTCGACTTTGTAGCAGAACAGAACGCTTACGATTCAGACACAGTTAAACAGTGGCACAAAGACGGAGAATTGCACCACCACGCCTTTAATATGGATTATTACATCATAGGCACATGGAAAGCTACACAGTGGCTTGGTGATCGCGTTTTCGAAGTCATAGACATCATCAAAGAATATGAGCAAGACAACTTTGGCAAAGTTACCACCGATTTAAGCGACCCAGAACGAGTTGTGAATATGTACACCTACATTGTCGGTGAGCAAGTGGTCAGCGAGTACGAACTAGAAGAACTAGAGGAGCTCGTAGAATAATAAATCAATAAAGGTTCGGTGTAATAGCCGAGCCTTTTTTTTTGAAAGGAATTAACAATGGCTAAAATTTATATGAACAAAGTGCATGAGGATAAAGGATTTACGTTTTCTTTTGGTACAAAAGACTCACTCAAGGACTGGGAAGATGAGAAGAGAGATTGGGAAGCCCAAGACTTATGTTGTGAGAACGACAGTGTTGAAGAGTTAGGTGATGCAAAGGACATAGACGAGGCCATTCACTTAATCAACCTGGCAATAGAAATGGAGAGGGAGTGAGCATGAATAAATTAGAAATAAAGAGTTTAAAAAGTGACTTAACAAATAAGGGAGATAAGAATGACGGATAAAGATGAGTATGAAGAAGAAGAGAAAGGCTTCACCTTTACTGCTTCCGTAACAATGGAAGTTATGGACGTAGACGTAGAGAGTGCAAGGGCTTGGTTTGAGAACTACTTAGCCACCGAAGGTAGACACATAGATTTTGACATCGAGGAGGTATAATGAAAT